AACGTAAGACTCAAGCGGACAAACAACGCGCTCAAGATGTTCAGGCCAAAATTGCATCTGACTCTGCCAACAAAGACAAAGAAATGCATACACGCATTGCTATTGAAAACGCTAAAATTACTGGCCGAGCAATTCAAGAAGATCAAGCGCAGCAAAACGCAATGCAAATGCACGGCATGGAGCAAGATAACGACATGCAAAAGCATGCTATGGAGCAGGATACAAGCCTGCAACAAGCGGCTATGCAAACACCGACGGAAACGTCACAACCCCAAGGAGAACTAAATGGCAACGTCTGATCAAGAGCAAAAAGGCATCAATGTCCCTCAGCACAAGCGTATGGCTATGGGCGAAAAGATTGATGGTCAAACCATGAAATCAAGTGGCAATAAAAAGCCACAAGGCGGATTGGCACAGGCAAAGAAAAAATGATTTCGGCATTAATTCATGAAATTAAGGTGCAACAAGCTGAAATAGGCACGTCGCTTGCTAATGGCAATGCTGCAACGTGGGAATCCTATCAACGCATGGTTGGTGAGGCTCAAGGACTGCAATACGTTCTTGACTCCATTAACCAAATGTTAGATGAAGAACGAAATCAAGAATAAGTCCCCCTAAAGGACTGAGGCCGCGCTGAAAAGCGCTTAAATGATGCACCTGAGATATGGTGTTTTTTAGGAGTTAGTATGAGTGAGAAAGAAAAGATCCCTACCATTGAGGGAAATGCGGGAGTGTCTGATCCAGTTGAACTGGCATGGGCATTTCCTAAAGTCACGCCAGGCCAAGCGCCGCTGGGCGGTCGAGTGATTGTGCAGCTACGACGAATTAAAAAAACGTCAGGACGCATCATCATTGTTGACGAGACAAAAGAAAACGAAAAATGGAACAACATGATCGGAATGGTCGTGGCTATTGGGCCTTTAGCGTATAAAAACCGTGACACTATGGAATCTTGGCCAGAAGGAGCATGGGCTCAGGTCGGTGATTTTGTCCGCGTCCCTCGTTGGGGCGGTGACCGTTGGGAGCGCCATGTTCCTGATGAAGAATCTGTCAATGATCCAGTGTTATTCATGACGATTAATGACCATGAAGTAATTGCAAAAATTACGGATGATCCTTTGTCGTTCAAAGCATATGTTTAAAAGGAAAAAAAATGGCTACTGAACCAAAAGAAGACCTAGATTTGAACATTCAGGAAGAAAAAGACGGCTCTGCTGTTGTTGATTTGCCTGATGCAATGCTTGGTGATGATGAAAATTTACAAGTTGGTGATAAATCGCGCGATGGCGAGGTTGATGCTGAAGACTTAGACCATCCAAACGATAATCAAGAGCTTAGAGAGGCCAAACGTAACCGTCGTAAGGCCAAAAGACAGGCTATACGAGCTACAAACCACGAAAAAGACATTCGTTTGCAGCAATTACAGCGCGAAAACGAAGAGTTCAAGCGTAGATTGTCAAATGTAGAGCGTGAAACTAAAAATAGTCAAATTTCACGCATAGACAAGAACATTGAGGACAGCCAAGTTCGTTTGGAATATGCCAAGATGAAGCTAAAAGAAGCTGCTGAGAACAGTGATGGCGATGGAATGGTTGAAGCACAGACTCTTTGGCGTGAAGCTGAAGGACAATTAGCTCAATTACACAATATTAAAGAACGTGCATCACAAGAAACTAACGATGGTGGTTATCAAGACGCTCCTGATCCAAATATTCAACGCAAAGCCGCAGAATGGATAAGGAAAAACAATTGGTACAACCCAGACGGCAATGACAACGATAGTAGGGTTGCCAAAAAAGTAGATGAATTGTTAGTAACTGAAGGTTGGAATCCTACAGATCCAGATTATTGGGATGAGTTAGATAGCCGCTTGCAAAAATCTTTACCACATCGTTATAATGGCACCACAAACGAAAGTTCTGTGGTTCGAAGACCGAGGAATGTAGTTGGTAGTTCAGGACGTGAAGCGTCGGCAGCATATGGCGGCAACAACCGATCTAGTTTTGTTCTTTCACCTGAAAGGGTAAAAGCAATGAAAGAGATTGGTGCTTGGGAAAACCCAGAGCGCAAACGCAAGATGATTGCCGAATTCGTAAAGTACGACCGTTTAAATGCTAACTAACAAAACATGGAGTTTCAAATGACAGAATCACGTTTAAAAAAATCTCTCAAAGCTGGTGGACGCGAAGATCGCGCAAGTGAGGACGCAAGTCGATCAGAACCAGAGAAAAAGTTCATTTCTACGCAAGAACGTCGCAAGATGTGGGACGAGGAATGGACGCAATCAGCATTGCCAAAACTGCCCTATATTGACGGGTGGCATCCTTGCTGGCTTTCGACGACTAACAGTTACGATTCAATTGATAAGCGGATTCGCTTAGGCTACGTTCCAGTGAAAGCTGATGAGTTGCCAGGCTATGAAAATTATCGAGTGAAGGCAGGTGAATTTGTTGGTTATATTTCGTGCAATGAGATGTTGTTGTATAAGTTGCCGATGGATATCTATCAGGAATACATGATGGAGATGCATCACAACAGGCCAAAAGATGAAGCGGACAAAGTTCGTGTTCAGCTTGAAAGTCTGCAAGGACAACGAGACAGCAACGGCAAAAGGCTCGTTAATGTTGAAGGCGAAGGTATTGGCTCTATTGATCAGCAACCAAGCAAAGTCCCAGTATTTTCTGGGTAATCTTTAATTAAGGAGTTTTTTATGTCTAGTACATCTGCTCCGTTTGGCTTGCGCCCTGCGTTCCATCCTTCTGGTCAGGATCGTGCACAGGCGCTTGCTGGCGGTATTGTCTCTGGTTTTGCCACTGACATCTATAAAAATGCACCCATACGCTACAACAGCACTGCTGGCACTTCGGTTGCCGCAGGAACCATTACTAACGCCGCTGCTGGTAGCGTTTGGACTGGTGCTTTTTCTGGCGTTGAGTTCACTGACACAACTGGTCGTCGTCGCGTAAGTAACTTCTGGCCTGCCAGTACTACTTATCAGACTGGATCATGCGTTGCATATTTCTACAACGATCCAAACATTGTTTATGAAATTCAAACTGATGCAACAATCGCACAAACCTCGTTGGGCGGTGAATATAACTTTAGCGCAGGAACTGGTGTTACCGTAACTTCTGGCTCTTCCGCAACAGGCTTGTCTTCAACTTGTTTGGGTGTGTCTACAGCCGTTGCTAACGGTTCACAGGGTGACATGCGCGTGGTTGATATTGCTCCCTATGTGGACAATAACTGGGGCGACAGCTTCGTTATTGTTCGTGTCATTAACTGCCGTTCACAATACTTCGGTAGCGTGACCGCCATCGTTTAATAAGGAGTAAATTACCATGGCCGCACCAATGCGAAGTACGGACTTTAGATCAATCGTTGAGCCTATTCTTAACGAGTGTTTTGATGGAGTCTATGACCAACGAGCCGACGAGTGGAGCCGAGTGTTCCGCGAAGAAGACGGCATTCCCCGTAACTATCACGAAGAGCCAGTCCTTTATGGATTTGGTGCCGCTCCACAATTGCCTGATGGGACACCAGTGACCTATCAGCAAGGTGGCGTACTCTTTCTGAAGCGCTATGTGTACAAAGTGTATGGCCTTGCCTTCGCTTTGACCAAAGTGCTTGTTGAAGATGGCGACCATATCCGTATTGGCCAAGTTTATGCCCGTCACTTGGCACAATCTTTGGTTGAGACTAAAGAATTGTTGTCAGCTAACGTGTTGAACGTCGCTTTTAACTCTTCATACCCAGGCGGAGACGGCGTGGCCTTGAACAGCACTGCTCACCCAATTGTGAATGGTACTTTTAGCAACCTGTTGGCTACCGCCGCTGTGTTGTCACAGACCTCACTTGAGCAAATGTTGATTCAGATTCGTCAAGCTGTTGACAACAACGGCAAGAAAATCCGTTTGGTTCCACGTCAATTAATTGTGGCCCCAGGCAACATCTTCCAAGCTGAAGTGTTGTTGAAATCTGTTCTCCGTACAGGCAACGCAAACAACGACATCAACCCCGTCAAGTCTATTGGCTTGTTGGATGAAGGTGCAGTAGTTCTGTCACGTTTGACTTCATCTACCGCATGGTGGGTGCAGACTGACGCACCAGAAGGCTTCAAGTTGTTAATGCGTCGTCGTCTTGAGAAAACCATGGAAGGTGATTTTGAAACCGACTCCATGCGTTACAAGGCTACTGAGCGTTACGATGTGGGTTTCACTGACCCACGCGCAGCCTACGGTACGCCTGGCGCGTAAGCCAAACGGGGGTGCGATTTAATCGCACTCCTTTTTTTTAATATCTTGTCAAGCTTTTCAAGGAGAAGACAAAATGCCACAATTTTCAGATGATTTATTTTTAGGTTCCGCCTACACCAGTCAAGGTTCGGACGCTTATCCTTCCGTTTCAACTTTTACTGGTTCAATTGCTACAACCACGCTGACCGTCACTGCCATGCTTTCGGGTGATCCAATTGCTGTGGGTATGTTTATTGACAGTTCAACTTCACTCACCAATGGAACCTACATCACCGCTTTTGGTACGGGTTCAGGCGGTACAGGTACTTACACCGTAAGCGCCTCGCAAACCGTAGCAAGTGCCACCATTGTTGGTTCTGGTAATGCTTTGTTGCAAAACCCGTCTACCATGAGCGTAGGAGTTGGCCCGTTGGGTCGTGTCTACATTTGGGACGTTGTTCCACAAGCAAAATTGACAACCAACATTGTTGCTGCTGTCATCACAACTGCTACCACGCTTACGCTTGCCGCAGGTGCTGGTGTCACATCCGTCACGCTTTCAAACGGTGCAGCAGGTTTGCAACTTGATTGCCCTCGTGCTGTATCTACAACCACAGGTGCTGGCTCTCCAACAACTGTCAACATTACCGTTTCAGGCTATGACTACTACGGTCAAGCCATGAGCGAGGTAATTGCAACAGGAACAGTGGCATCAACAACTGTTAGTGGTAAAAAAGCCTTCTACCAAATTTCCAGTGTTGTATCTTCTGGCGCAAGCGTGGTAACTGTTGCGGTAGGTACAACCGACATCTTGGGTGCGCCATTGCGCATTACTGATAGGGGCTACGTTACCCGCGCTGGCTGGGACAACACCTTGGCTGAAGATGCTGGAACTATGACTATTGCCGCGACGTTGACGGCTACCACAACCACAGGAGATGTGCGCGGAACTTATTTGCCCTCTTCAGCGGCAGACGGTATCAAACGTCTTGTGCTGGGAATAGCCCTGCCAGCAATTGCGGCAGGCCCTAATGCAACCCGTATTGGCGCTCTTGGCGTTACACAGGCATAAGGAGAAAAAAATGGGACAATTTAAACCGATGGTCAAAATGATGACTACAGAGCCTTCAGTTATTCTGAAGCTCAAAAAAGGCGGCAAAGTAGGCGTAGAGATGCATGAAGAAAATGGTCACAAAGCTATGAATGCTGACGACCATGAAGATTCTGAGCACGGTTATGCTCCTAAGAAGCCCTCTATGGCAGAGCGTCGCAAGGCAATGAAGGTTGGAAAAGTTGCTCGTAAAGCGCCAGGCGGCATGATGCCAATGGGCGGTATGGAAGATCCATCTATGCCAGCACCAGACATGCCAATGCCAATGCCAATGCCAATGCCAAAGGCAATGAGCCGTCCTAAAGTAAAGGCAATGAATCCAAAACAAAGCAAGGCTCGTCGTGCAATGTTGATGAAAGCTATTGCTGGCATGAAAAAAGGTGGCGGCATGGATTCGCACATTATGAAGTTGGAAAAAGAACTCCATCACCATGAGTCTATGCCAATCTCTAAAGTTCATCTTAAAGCTGATGGTGGTGCAATTACATCATCAATGGCAAGAACTACCATCAAAGGTAATGCTGGCAAGTATTTAAACACTGACATGGAAACTGCCGAACACGGATCCAAGGCCAAAAAAGGCAGTGGTGAAGTCAAAATGGGCAACGGCGGTGGTTACAAGATGGGTGGTAATGTAGATTACGAAAACCGTCCTGCTAACACTACCAAAGCTGGTAAAACTAATACCACTACTGGTGAAGTCCGCTTTGGCAACGCAGGTGGCTACAAAATGGGGGGCAAATCCTCAAAAAAAGCCTACGCGACGGGGGGAACTGTTGATACAGGCAAACCCGTCGCGATGCCAAAAAAGCCAGCCTCGTCTCCTGTAAGTACTAATCGTGTTGCTGGTACTTTTAAACATGGCGGAAAAATTGATCATCATGCAAGTGGTGGATCGCAACGTGATGAATACGATCCCAATGACTATTATGTAGAAAGTGAAGATTCAGATGGTCGTATTAGCTCTCGCCCAAAACGCGCTGAGTCTCGTTACTCCGAAACTGCTGTAAACAAATCAATTGCAAGCTCCAATCGGTCTGGTCGAAAGATTGGCGGTAAAGAGGCAAAAGCAATCCACAATTTGTTAAGAGGTCGTCATTGAACAAGTCAGGGGGGCTTCGGCCCCCGCTTTTAATTGGAGATAAATATGGCTGATGCAGTTACGAGCCAAACGCTCATCGATGGTGAGCGCACGGTTATCATGAAATTTACAAACATCAGTGACGGCACTGGTGAGTCTGCGGTTTTGAAGGTAGATGTTTCTGCATTAATGGCAAGCGCAACAGGTGCTGCGTGTGATAGTGTCACAGTCACCAAAATCTACATTGCCAATCACGGCATGGAGGTCAGAATGTTTTGGGATGCTACAACGGATGTGCCGTTCTTTTTATCATCACCAGGCGCTACTCAAACGCTTGACATGAGCGCTTTTGGAGGTATTACCAACAATGGCGGAACTGGCGTAACGGGTGACATTGTATTTAGCACGGCTGACGCAACTTCTGGTGACACCTATTGGTGTATCTTGGAGATGGTTAAGGGGTATGCGTAATGTCAAACAAAAACATGAAAGAAGGTGGACTTTATGCCAACATTAATGCAAAACGTGATCGAATCGCTAAAGGATCTGGCGAAAAGATGCGCAAAGTTGGTAGCAAGGGTGCGCCAACGGCTGATGCTTTTAAGCAATCAGCCAAAACAGCCAAAATGAAATCTGGTGGTTCCGCCAAAAAATCTGGTTGGTAACCATGGCAAAAAATACATCACTCTCTGTTGGTCGTGGTGAGAAGTTGTCCGTCAAACAAGGTGCTGGATTAACAGCTAAAGGTCGGGCAAAATACAACCGTGAAAATGGGAGCAATTTAAAGGCTCCACAGCCCCAAGGCGGCGCACGGAAGGATTCATTTTGCGCCAGAATGAGTGGTGTGGTGGAGCACTCAAAGGGTGACGCACCAAGAGCCAAGGCATCGTTGAAGCGCTGGAATTGTTCAGGCTGGTAAAGGAAAGATAATGATTATCAAATCAAGTCCCGCAGTAAAAAAAGGTGCTCAAGATGCTATCAAGCGCATGCTTGAAGGAAAGTTTGACAAGCGAAAAACACGGGCAGACACCGATACTTTGATGGCAAGTCGTCGTAAAGAGCGTAATGCTCAAAGCATGCAAGCCGTAAAGAAAGATGCTGCTGATTTGCCAAACCTACAAAAGCGCTATAGTGAAATGGAAGCGACTTACAACAAGGGCAAGAATTATCAGTACGCAGACAGCGAGCAAAACTTGTCGGACGAAGAGCGCACTTCTCGTGACATGGAAGGTGGCATGAGTCAATTGGCTCAAAGAATCCAAAATGTCAAAAAGAATAAGTACAAACACGGCGGCAAAGTCAAACATCCAAACTGGTAAGTTAGAAATTTTCAATTTAAATCTATCAAGGAATAAATTATGTTCAACAACCTAAGAAAAACCATCAGCAAGGGATTGGCTGGCTTCGACAGAGCAAACGCAATAGCCCAACAAAAAGCCGCTGCTGCTGAAAAAGCCGCTGCCGCACGAGCACAGCAACAAGCCGCTGCGCAAGCACAAGCGCAACAACGAGCTCAGCAACAAGCAAGAGAGGCGCAAGCACAGCAACAACGAGCTCAGCAACAAGCAAGAGAGGCGCAAGCACGAGCACAGCAACAAGCCGACGCAAAAGCCGCTGCGCAAGCACAAGCACAAGCACGAGCACAGCAACAAGCCACCGCAAAAGCCGCCTTACAAGCAAGAGCTGACGCACGAGCAAAAGTACAACCTAGAGTAATTTCAAACCCATATAGCTCGGCACCCCCTCGTCCTACACCCCCTACATCCGCTCGTCCTACACCCCCCGCACCTCCTCTTCGGTCTGAACCCCTTCGTCCTACACCCCTAAGCAAAGACGATGGGTTTTACGAATCGCCCGAATACGACGCGTTTCGAAAAAGCACGGAAGGCAGTGATCAATCCGCTGTGCAAAAATTTAAAAAAGGCGGTCAAGTTAAAGTTGCCCAAGACACTAAAAAGAAGTACACAAGTGGTGGAAAAATTAACTTGAATGAATGCCGTGTTTCTTCAGCACAAAAAAACAAGAAAAATTCAAATTGGTAAAAAAAATCATGGCCATAGAATCATTAGGAAAGTTAATGCTTGGGTCGGATCCATCTGCATCAGCGTCGCCCACAACAGTATTAAATCCAACTGTAATTGGCGATAGTGCTGGTGGAGGTGTATCTGCGCAAGATGATGTAGGTCAAATCGAAAACAAAGCAAACATAGAGATGAAAAAAGGCGGACACATTAATCTCAACAATTGCAAAGTAACAACCCATCAAAAGCACAAAGGTGCAAAGAATTGGTAAAGGAGAAAACATGAGCAAAGAATCACTTCCTATTTCGGTTCGTAGTTTGTACACCAAGACCTATGCAAAACATGGAAAAACAATTGGTCAATCAAAAGATGCTATGAGCAAAGCATATGAAGCCGTTGAAAAAAAACATGGCAAAGACATAATGGCAAAACTTAAAGAATTTCACGATGCCAACGAACGCGGGGAATCTGATGGCATGAAGCGTGGAGGCTCTGCTAAGAAAAAACACACCAACTGGTAAAGAACAAAAATGGCATACAGCGGCACGACAGGACAGACAGTTGTAACTGTTCAACAATTCATTGACCAAGGTGCTCGCCAAGCGGGTAAATTGGCTGAAGAGTTGACGGTTGAACAAGTGCAGTCTGCAAAGCAGGCGCTGTTTTTTTTGTTGTCCAATTTGATCAATCAAGGCATCAACTATTGGGCGATTGATAAAGAGGTCTATGGCCTCCAGCCAAACAAATATGAGTACCTGTTACCCGTGGGTGGCAATGACGTTTTAAACGCCCTTTACAGGCAAATGACGCAGCCCACTGGCACCTACACCTCAAGTGCAGGCGGAACCGCCTCAAACGTGGCTGACAATGACACAACGACCTTTTGCCAACAAGCATCTTCCAACGGCAACATCCAAGTCAACTACGGTGCAAGCAATTCTCAATATATTGGCTCAATTGGATTAATGCCGTATGTTTCTGGCGGCGGCTCTGCAACATGGAGTTATTACTATCAAGCGTCTAGCGATAACATAACTTGGACAACTTTGTATACGGCTACGGCTGTTACCGTAACGGATGGACAGTGGATATGGGAAGACATTGACCCAGGCGCTAACGTCCAGTACTACCGCATCCTAGCCTTTGGTGGCACCACTTTAGCCATTCGTGAATGGTATTTAGGTGTCAATTCTACCGAAATCACCATGGCGCGATTAAATCGCGATGACTACACCAATTTGCCCAACAAAAACTTTACTGCGAACCAGCCGTTTCAGTATTGGTTTAATCGGACAATTCCGCAGGCAACTATCACTTTGTGGCCAACACCGCAAAGCGCTTTTTTCCAAATGACAATTTGGTACTCGCGTCAGGTAATGGATGTGGGAGATATGAACGGCGAGTTAGAAATTCCTCAGTATGCATTCCAAGCAATTCAATTGATGCTGGCTCATCAAATGAGTTTGATTTTGCCTGCTGTGGATTTAGCTCGCATTCAATATCTTGAAGCGCAGGCTGATAAGTATTTCATCATGATGGAAAACGAGAACCGCGACCGTTCTCCGATTTATTACTCGCCCAACATTAGCGTCTACACGAGGTAAAAAATGCCAATGTTTTTAAACACACTTGGTAATGCTTCGGTAGCGATTTTTATTTGTGATCGTTGCAAGATGAAGCGCGCGATTGATGAGGCTATGCCTGATCCAAACTTCCCTGGCCTGCGCGTCTGCCAGCAAGGGTGTGCGGACAACAAAGATCCTTATCGTTTGCCTGCTCGAAAGACGGAGCGTATTAATCTAAGATTTCCTCGTCCAGATCAGCCTCTTACACAAGTGGAGGATGCTTATACGACCTATGGCGGTTATGTTAATGGGTCTAATTTGATAGACCCTGGTTTTGGAGATTAAAAAATGGCACAGTCAGGTTTTACCCCAATCAAACTTTACCATTCCACCACAGCTACTAGTGTCCCTGTAACTGGAAATCTTGCAAATGGTGAGTTAGCAATCAACATTGCAGACGGCAAGTTGTATTACAAAGACAGCGCTGGTGTAGTTAAGTTACTGGCTTCTAATGCAATTACTACACCTGTTCTTTCTTTTCAAACATCGCTTGGGGGTTTAACTCCTAGCACTGCCACAACTGGCGTTGTAACGCTGGCTGGTACTTTAAATACAAGTTCTGGCGGTACAGGGTTAACAACGTATACCGCTGGTGATCTTCTTTTTTATGCTGCTGGAACGCTACTGAGCAAACTTGCAATTGGTACAAATGGACAAGTCATTACATCCAGTGGAACTGCTCCGCAATATGTAGCCCAAAGCACCCTTTCTGTTGGCACAGCAACTAACATAGCAGGTGGTGCAACGGGTTCTGTGCCCTATAACACAGCCGCAGCCATAACATCATTCTTGGCAATCGGCACGGCTGGACAAGTACTGACGGTCAACAGTGGGGCTACAGCGCCGCAGTATGTAAACCAAAGCACTTTATCTGTCGGTTCAGCAACAACAGCAGGGTCAGCGACAACAGCAACAACAGCAACAACAGCAACAAACATAGCGGGTGGCTTGGCTGGATCTGTTCCATATAACACTGGTGCAGGTGCAACATCTTTCTTGTCGATTGGCACTGCTAATCAAGTGTTGACTGTGAATACAGGAGGTACTGCACCACAGTACGTTGCACAGAGTACATTGTCAGTAGGCACAGCTACAAACATAGCGGGTGGTATTGCTAATCAAATTCCATATCAGTCTGGAGCAGGTACAACTGTATTTGTTGGTTCCCCTACTGATCAGTTTGTTCTTAAATTTACAACGGCTGGTGGTATTGCATGGGCAGCACCAAGCGGAACAACAACAAACGCTTTGACTATTAGTACTGGTTTATCTGGTACAAGTTTTAATGGATCTGCTGCGGTAACAATTGCAATTGATAGCACAGTTGCAACTTTGACTGGAACTCAAACGCTAACAAACAAACGTATTGATCCAAGAATTTATGCGGCAACTAACGTAGGTGTACAGCTTTCGCCTAGTATAAGCGATTATGATAATTATGAGTTAACTGCTCAAGCTTCTAACTTTACTGTTAATTCGCCAACTGGAACTCCTGTTGATGGAAATAAAATAATCTTTAGATTTTTAGATAATGGAACGGCTCGTTCAATTACATGGAATGCAACCTATGTACCTATTGGCGTTACATTGCCTCCAAGTACTATAGTCAATAAAACAACATATGTGGGTTGTATTTATAACGTCAATAACAATCGTTGGGACGTAGTGGCTGTCACTACACAGGCTTAATCATGGCACAACCAAACGAAGATTTAATTCAATTAAATACCTTGTATACCTTTCCATACAAGGGGTTAACCATTACTTTTTACCAAGGTAATGCGGGTGAGGGTTTGCGTAAACATCAGCATGAAAATCCGCATTTAACTGTTATATCTTCTGGTAAAGTTTGCATCCGTAAAGAAACTGTTTACAAAGAACTTGTAGAAGGTGATCAGCCAATCAATCTAAAAGAAAATGAATGGCATGAAATAGAGATTCTTGAAGACAACACGACTTTTTTTAATTTAATGTAATCCCATGAATACATATGTTATTTTTGATTTTGAAGGAAATTTCTCTAACATTGTTGTTGGGGATGAAGTTTTTATTCCGCCAAATAATTGTACAGCGCAGTTAGTACCGCAAGGCTATGAGTGGAATGGAACAGAAATAGTCAGAAATCCTTTGATTCCTCTAAATATAGAGACTATATAAAATGGCAGATAACAGTACATATGCATTAATCACAAGTGGCTCATGGGTAGTGCCTGCTGGCGTTTCATCTATCACGGTCGAATGTTTTGGATCTACTAGCAGTTTAGCCTATGGTTATATAACTTCTGCTCAAACAGCAAGATCTGGCGCTTCTTATTCAAAAAGTGCAAATATATCCGTTACCGCAGGACAAGTTTTTTTCAACAACATCGGAACTGGTGGTGGCAATACTTGGTTTAATACTGTAAATAGTCAGCCAGTTGTGGGTACAGACACATCTACAACATCATGTTTGGCTGTTGGTGGAAATACAACTTCAACATCACAAGTAGCTGCCAACATTGGTGATACTATATATGCAGGTGGTGCTGGTCTTGCGACATCAGGACTCACAGTTTCTGGGGTTGGTGGAAATGCTGGCCCAAATGGTGCAGGAGCCGCTGCTGGCAATCCGTATTCTGCTACTGGCCAATCGGTAGGTGGTGGTGGGCCTTTTTTAATAGGCTCTGGTGGAGGAGCCAATGGTGGAAGTCAAGGTTCTTTGGGTGTTTTTCCGTATGGCAGAACAGGTTCTGGTGCAACGCTTGGCGCAGGAAACGGCGAATATTGGTCAGGATCTAGTTTAGTCAGTCAAACATCTGATAATACATTATCATCTTCTTATTTAGGAAATAACCCACAATCTAGTACTATAAATTATGGCGCATCAGGCGGCAATAGTGTCCAGATAACTGTTGGTCCCTGTTGCTGTTGTACGGTGGGACAATATTTTACTATCGACGGTACTAGTGGTTTTATTATTATTACCTTAAATTCACCAACACAAAAAACTATTGCATTTGGCGGAAATCTATCTAATGCTACGTCTTCAGGATCTTTTACAGTACCCGCAGATTTTGTTTCTCTTGTTACTCTTGAGGCAATTGGAAATGGTGCTGAAGGTAACACACCAACAACAGCAAGTGGTGCTGGAGGAGGTGGCGGAGGTGCCTATGCATATGTTGCTGGATCATCTGTTACTTCATCAATTGTTGCAGGGTCAACTGTTGTTTATTACAGTGTTACAGGCAATACTACATCAACATCATCATTAGACAATTGGATAAGAATAGGAACAAATAGCGTACCAACTGCTGTTACTGATGGCGTATTGGCAAAAGGGGGGGTGTCTACCGCAAACAACATTGGTGGCGCGGGTGGTTCTGCAACTACAAGCGTAGGAACCTTTAAAAATACTGGCGGTACTGGTGGCGCAGGATTTACCGCATCTCGTTTAAATGCAGGCGGTGGTGGTGGAGCCGCAGGTTTTAATGCTGGCGGCGGTACTGGTGGCGCAGGATTTGCCTCCACAACTAACAGAGGCTCTGGCGGAGGCGGTGCTGCAAACAATACTACTTCTGGAAACGCTGGACTAACTGCCGCTGGCGGCGCAGGCGCGTCTGGATTAGGTACTGGCGGTACTGGTGCTACAGCTTCCTTATCGGCTACAGCGGGTACAAATGGTGGTGGCGGTGGCGGCGGGTTTGGAAGTTCTCAGGCTGCTGGCGGTGCTGGCAGCGCAATAAGCACAACAGGTATTTACACTATAAAATCTGGTAATGGCGGAACAACTAATAAAGGCGGAACTGGCGGAGGAACTGGCCTTCAAAATGGCGGTACAGTTGTCTTTACATACAGCACAGTAGCAGTAACAACAGCCACAGGTAATTTCTTTTTAATGTTTTAAGGATCAATCATGGAATCAATTCAAGTAACAACTCAGACGCTGAACAAGATTTTGGCTTACTTGGGTACACGCCCATACCAAGAAGTGTTTCAAGTAATTGAAGCTATTCAGCAAGAAGCAAAAAATCAACCAGAATTTGAAGAAGAGAAAAATGAGTGAAGATACAGACATACGGATAGCGGTTCACGAGGCTATTTGCGCAGAGCGGTATAAGCACATTGAAGACTCTCTTACTAAGGGTGAAGCGCGCATGACCAAGATTGAGTATTTGTTGTACGCAGTCATGGTGTGCGTGTTGTTTGGGCCTGGCGTAGCGGGAGAGTTTGTCAAAAAGTTCTTGGGGCTATGAAATCGACCCGCTCACTATCTTGCTGGCTGCTCGCGCCTGTGTTAGCGCAATCCAACAAGGTACTGCTTTGTACAAGCAAGCCAAAACCGCTTTTATGGAGGTCAAGTCCATTGTTGAAGAAACTGCTGGTGTTGCCCGACAGGCCAAAAGTTTTTGGGCCAAGCTCTTCGGAGCCAAAAAAGAGCCTGTGGCGCAAGCGACGCGAAAAAAAGAAAAATATGTAGCTGTCGACGAGACAAAAGTGCTCTCGGATATTGTGAGTCAATTGAGCACTTTTTTTCGTTTGCAGGATCAGTTAGCACAGCACATAAAAGAGGAAGAAGAAAAAAGTAAAAACGTTTACGATCCTGACGCAAATTTGATGGAGGCCGCCCTCCACAGGATCATGGCGCAAGATCAAATGGCGGCTTTGGAAACGGAAATACGAGAGGCGATGGTATACGGGGCTCCAAAGGAGATGGGAGCTCTGTACAGCCGAACATTTGCCACGCGTGACATCATCAAAGCAGAGCAGGAAAAAGCAAGAAAGAAGCGGGATGAACAATCATGGCAACGCAAGGAAAAGGAGCGCCTTTCAAGCGAAAGGCAGGCGTACCTGCTAGTGACTTTGCTTTTCCTCCTGTACCTGTGGCTACTCCTGATCCTCCTGAACAGGACTGGGAGCTAGTGATGGGGTGGATCGCGGCGTTAATTTTGGTGGTTTTGATGCTCCCTCTTCTTGGCATGCTGTTCATGGACGTGTTACAAACAAAAAAAGAAGCTCAAATCCAAATTCAAAAAATGGAAAAACTTAGGCAAAAAATTGAAAAGGAAAGAAATGATTCCAATAGTCGCAACACTCCTTAGTAGCTTAGCTCAAAACGGGCTTGGTTTACTATCCTCTGCAATTCAAGCCAAAGGCAAAGAGGTAGTAGAAAAAACGCTTGGCGTGAACATTCCTGACGCACCGACCCCTGAAGATGTCAGCAAACTACGTCAACTTCAATTTGAACATGAAGAGCGCCTGTTGGAATTAGGAATTGAAAAAGCCAAGATGGAATTGGCTGAACTAGAAGTGCTTGCCAAGGCCGCGCAAAACGATGCTGACAACATCACAGACCGCTGGACAGCGGATATGACTTCTGATTCATGGTTGTCTAAAAACATACGCCCTATAAGCCTTATAGCCATTTTGGCGGCTTATTTTATTTTTACAACCATGTCGGCTTTTGGGTACAACGCAAATGAGGGATATGTAAATTTGCTTGCTGGCTGGGGCCAGCTAGTGATGGGCGCATATTTCGCAGGCAGGACGGCTGAGAAGATCATGGAAATGAGGAAGAAATGAAAGCTAAATTAACTTTTCTTGTGACCCTGATGGTCAGTTTTACCTTATGCGTCGTTATCCTTGGCATGGTTGGCGTTTTGATGGTTGGGTTGTTTGACCCCATCGTGGACAACACCGAAATATTCAAACTTATTGGCCCAGCATTTCAAACCATTGTAGGTGGCTTTATTGGCTTGCTGGCTGGTGTAAAACTGTCTCACAAAGACGAGGAAGAAAAATGAGCTTAAGCACCGAACAAGCCGCATTCTTGCTGGACTTTTGCAAACTAATTCAATACGCCACAGAGCAGGGCTTTGTTGTGACCGCTGGGGAGGTTGCCCGCACCCCCGAACAGCAAGCCATTTACTTCAAAACAGGTCGCTCAAAGACTATGAATTCCATCCACCTGAAACGGTGCGCTGGAGACTTGAACTTCTTCAGGGATGGGAAGATAATATGGGATAAGGCAACCATTGCCCCGTTGGGCGCATATTGGGAATCTCTACACTCTAAAAATCGTTGGGGTGGAAATTTTTCTAATCTTGTAGATTGCCCTCACTTTGAACGCAACGTGGGTTAAAGGAAAGATATGGCTACAACTCCATCATGGGTGATGACTTATGAAAGTCTTACATCATCGGTGCTAACGTATCTTGAACGTAGCGATCCTGCGACCGTAGCCGCCATTCCTACTTTCATTACGCTGGCTGAGTTTGAAATCTCCCAACAGATTAAGACGCTTGGACAGTTACAAGTAGTCACCTCAACCATGCTGGCGGGAACACCAAACTTGCAAAAGCCTGCTCGTTGGAGGAAGACCGTTTCCATGACCTTGACCAATGCTGCTGGCCAGACACAGCCCGTCTTGCTTCGCAAATTTGAATATTTGCTTAATTACTGGCCAAAAGCTAGTAGTACATCAACTCCCTTGTACTACGCCGACAGTGACTTTGAACATTGGTACTTAGCACCAACACCCGATATAGCATACACATTTGAAGTGCTGTTTTATGAGCGCATTGAGCCTTTGAGTTCAACAAATGAAACTAACTGGTTGACTCGGTATGCACCAAATGCCATGCTGTTCGGCACACTGTTGCAGGCCATGTTGTTTTTGAAAAACGACAACAGGGCTATTTTTCAACAGAAATACACTGAAGCCATCAATGCCCTCAAGACCGAGGATATTTCTCGTGTCGGAGATCGTCAAGCTATTGCCGTGGACTCTTAATCATGCCAACATACATTAATCCCTATACAGGCCAAACAGTTAACCAATCACCGATTGGTTATGATTCAGTTACACTAAGCTCAAACACAACGCTTCAATGGCCAATAAATGGCAACACTACAGACGTGGTGGCAGGCATCATTGAGGTAAATGCAACTAATGGTGCTGGATCATTTACGGGTTTTATTAGCGCAACCACACTTACAATTAGCACTGTAGTTTCTGGAGTGCTTCAGGTTGGCCAAATTATTAGTGGTACAGGTATAACTTCTGGAACAACCGTCACAGCCCTTGGATCAGGCACTGGTGGCGTTGGTACTTACACGGTATCAATATCACAGACTGTTGCTTCATCTGGATCTCCAGTTGCCATTACAACACCAGCCTTGCTATTGATTTTGCCGCCTGCAACTCAGGTATCAACTGGCCAAAGTATTTTAATTCGTAGTACTGGTACATATACATTTACGGTAACCGACAACAGTTCAAACACAATTGCAAGTATTGCTTCTGGTATTGCTGATTATATTTATTTGACAGACAACTCAACTGTTAACGGTACTTGGGCGGTTGTTGTATTTGGTACGGGTGTATCTCAAGCAAATGCTGCAACACTTGCTGGCTATGGATTAATGGCTATTGGTAGTACGCTTAATCAATCTCACCCAGTTGTAAACGTGAGTTCTAATTATGTAATCCAAAATGCTGATAGATCATCTTTCTATGTATGGGGTGGTGGCGCAGGATCAATAACTTTACCAAATTCTTCAACAGTTGGAAATAATTGGTTTGTAATTATTAGAAACAGCGGCACAGGAATTTTGACTTTGACACCAGTTGGTGCTGACACAATTGATTCCAATGTCAATCAACAGTTGCAATTGACTGAGTCTTTGGTGATCTGTTCAAACGGAACTAATGGCTATAGCACCTTTGCGTATGGCCGCGCCAATCAATTTGTGTACACCCAATTAGTGGTATCTATTACAGGTGGAACAACAACTCTTACAGCAGCACAAGCGGCTAATAGCATTCAGTCATACACAGGCGTATTGACATCAAATGCCACTATTGTTTTGCCTTCTACGGTTAATTTGTATTCGTTGCAAAACAATACTACAGGTAGTTTTACGCTAACATTTAAAACAACTTCTGTAGGTGCAACAACTGTCATTTTACCTCAAACCCAAACAATTATTGCTATTTGTGATGGTATAAATGTATTTAACTCTCAAACTGCTAGTACGAGTACTGCAACTTCATTAACGCTTGGTAATGGATCTTCATCAGCCCCATCCTTAAATTTTACTGGTGACACGGTTACAGGTTTATATTTAGTCGCAAGCGGTCAATTAGGATTTTCAGTAGCTGGTGCAAATGCTATGACTTTGTCATCAACTGGCTTGGCCGTTGTTTCTGGAATTTCTGGTGGTACTTTCTGATGACTTCAAAAGTAGTTGCACTTCAAATAAAGCCTGGCATCCAGCGTGATGGCACCAATTTAGCATCCGTTAGTTATGTGGATGGCGAATGGGTGCGTTTTCAAAATGGATTACCAAAAAAAATTGGCGGTTATAACGGCATTTTTTTGAATGCAAGCGGAATATCCCGTGGCATGTACATGAGTGCGCTTAATGGTTTGAACTACGTTGTATCTGGATATAGTGACAACCTTGAACAATGGGTAACCAGCAACCAACAGGGTTTGGGCTCTGGGCCAACTGCATTTACGCTTGCAAATTTTACAGTCAGTGCAAACAACTTATGGCAGTTTGAGATTGGTTATGACTCTAATGGTGCTGGCAACAATAAATTGGTTGCTCACCCAGGCCAGAACCTGACAAACATTGATAGCACTACAGACACCCGACCATTGGTTTGCAACTTTACTGATACCACAATGCTTGGTGTTGGTATTTTTACATCCGTTGGAACCACAACGTCTGGATCAACAACCGTAACTTTTTCTAGTACCGTAATTGCAATTGGCGCAGGCCTATCAGTCACAGGTACAAGCGAACACCACTGTAGTATCAGCGGCAACTGTAGGTGGTGTGTGGACGGTTGTTTTAAGTTTGGCGGCAACGGTAACGGGTACGCCAACGCTTACATTTGACAACAACATCACCGTTTCAGGTGGTGTAGTCATGTTGCACCCATACTTGTTTGTGTATGGCAACAATGGATTGATTCAAAATTGTGCTGCGGGTGACTTCAATAATTGGACAAGTTCTGACGCAAACGCCAACAACGTGTCAACTGGTAAGGTTGTAAAGGGTTTACCTTTACGGGGCGGTACAACTTCACCAGCAGGTTTGTTTTGGACTTTAGATTCTGTGGTACGAGTCAGCTACTCACCGTCTACGGTTAATGGTATTAGCTATTACTGGCGGTATGATTTGTTAACCAGTCAAAGTTCAATCATGTCTTCTCAAAGTGTAATTGAGTATGACGGCATTTTTTATTGGTGTGGTGTTGACCGATTTTTGATGTACAACGGAGCAGTGCAAGAGATTCCAAATTCATCAAATCAAAACTACTTTTTTGACAATTTAAATTATACGCAGCGTCAAAAAGTGTGGGTTGCAAAAATTCCTCGATGGGGAGAGATATGGTGGTTTTATCCAAAGGGGGATGCCACGGAATGTACAGACGCGGTAATTTACAACGTGCGCGAAAAGTGTTGGTATGACGCGGGGCAAGCGCCTGGCGCGCAACGCTCTGCTGGCACATATACCGAGGTGTTCCATTACCCCATTATGGGTGGTACTGAGGTAGACAGTACAGGAAAGTACACCCTATGGCAACATGAGATAGGTACAGATGAGATCTACACAAACCATGTTAATGCAATTAATTCATATTTTGAAACGCCAGTTTTAGGTGCATCCGTAGGGTTGGTTGGCTCTACGCAGCAGGCTGGTGACAACGTCTGGACTCGATGTGAGCGGGTTGAGCCTGACTTTGTGCAGTCGCAAGAAATGAGTGTGATTGTGACTGGTAAGGGATATGCAGACGATACGGACATTGTTTCTGACCCTTATATGTTTGACCCAGATACTTTGAAGGTAGACATGCGTGAACAGCGTCGCGAAATTAGATTGCGATTTACTTCAAACATTGTTGGCGGAAACTACTTTATGGGTAAGGTTCTTTGCAGCCTTGAGGGTGGTGACATACGTAGCACAGCTAACCCATCGTAATGTCAACAGTCTATGATCCTCGCAATATGGAATGGGACTTTTATTGTCGTCTCATGGAGGAACAGTTTGCGCCTAATCAATTAGGACATGTCACCGAAGATCGGTGGCGCGAGTGGGTAGATGCTATTAATGGAATTGGTTATTTCGTACAATCTGGCATACCTGACCATCGCGGCTTTGCTACTTGGCAAGAATGGGCTATGCAGTTGGTGGGAATAATGTCTGTGGATCCAGAATGAACTCAAGCACCAATTTAATGACAACGCAGGAGATTGTTCGCAACTCTGATGAGGTGCGAAATGCTAAAGCCAATTGGGAAGAAATCTATGTAACGCTTCATAAGTCATTAAAAACTAATAAGTATAGGATTATGCGAAGCAATAATACATTGTTTTGGTATCGAATAGACAGTCCAACTGTTGCACAGTTGTATATCTTTAATGCAGATTCAGGAAGAAAGTTAATACGAAATCTTCATGAGTTTATAAAAGCAATGAAAAAGTGTGGATTTGAAACAATTTATGGGGTTACCATCGAACCTCAAGTAATCCAAACATTAAGAAACGCTGGTTACCCTACTGAAGTAGAACAGATGGGTAAAGATAAAAATGGTCAAGAACAATACAAGGTGACCATAAATGTGTGATCCAATTCAAGAAGTAGGCAATGCATTAGGTAGCGTTGGAGATGCTATCTCAGGTGCGGTGGGCGGCATTTCAGATGCGCTCAGTAACTTTGAAGATACAGTTCGACAAACTGCTGAACAAATTTTAAGAGATCCATTACCAACAATTTTAACAGTAGGTTTAACTTATATAGGTGTTCCACCAGCAATTTCGCAAGCAATAGTTACTGCGTCACAAGGTGGAAATTTAGAGGATATAGCACTTTCAGCGGCTAAAGTTTATGTGGCAGGTAAAGCAGGTGAATATGCTGGTAGTCAGTATTCATCTGCGGCCAACCTTAGCGCAAATGAACTTTTAGTAAAGAATATTATAACAAGTTCAAGTAGCAGTGCAGCACTTGTTGCTTTAAATAAAGGATCTTTTAAAGATGTTCTTGCTGCTGGAGTAAGTACTGCGGTTGGTTCATACATCAATGATGGTCTTAAAAAGGGTGGTTATTCTGGCTATACCACTGAAGTTGTTACAAATGCCAGTCGCGTTGCTACAACCGCAATTCTTAAAGGAAAAGATATTGGCCAAGCCATTGGCCAATCGATTGCATCTACTACTATATCTTATGGAATTAAAAAAGGTATTAACGATATTCAAAAAAATACAGAATTAGGAAAAACAATAACTCAAAAATATAATTCTTTAATAAAAGAAGCAAATACTTGGATGGTAGGAGCCAATGCAAAATTACAATCAGAGTTAAAGTATGAGTATGACCAAATGGCAACGGCTTATAATAATATAAATCCTGATTACCCAACGGGTTTGCAATCAAGAATTAACCGTTATGAAAATATGGTGGATGACTATGAAGAAGAAAAATATAAACTTCTGGATAAAAGAAATTCAGATTATGATCGTCTTTATGGTAATAAAATAGAAAATTATGAAGAACAACTTGCAGATATTGCGGAAAAAAATGAAATCCAAGCAGAAAAAGTTGGCAAACTTGTTATTGATTACCAAGGTCAATTAGAAAAAGATCAAACAGATATTACTGCAAAAATTTCTGCAAAAGCCGTTGCTGAGGCAGAAGAAACTTTAGAAACCAATGCTAAGAGCCAAGGATTTGATTCTTATGCAGAAATGGTTGAAGATAAAGAGATATCACCTATTAGAGAGCAAATTGTAACTGAGTATCGAGACTTGTCTGATAAAGGTAAACAAGACTATGTTGACCTAATTAATGGCGGTATGGATCCAACAAATGCTAGAGCCTTTGCAGCAGCATTTGACACTCAGTATGCTAGATATTCCGATGCGGAAAATTATGCAGCCGTGAGTGATGTTAATCGAGATTTACTCGGTAAAGTAGAGCCTGGGTCACCAACATTTTTTAAAGATTTTAATAAAGTTGTAGAAAACGAGATTGCATTAGGCGGACAAGGGTACATGGTTCCTTTGAAAGATGGAACTTATTTAAATCAAGGTGTTTTATTTTTTAAAGATAAAAACGGAAATTGGGATAATAAGGATTTAAACAATACTGAACTTAAAACCGCTGTAATGAAAGTTGATCGTGATAGATACGAAGGATTTAAGGTTGACGTTAGTGGATTTGGCCCTGATATCACTGGTGGAGGTAATGAAACTGGTGGCGGCAATCAAACTAGTGGAGGCAATGAAACTGGTGGCGATGGTGCAATTGTAAAACAAAAAGTAGAGCCAAACTTTTTTGACAAATATGGCTTGTTTTCAACAGGTACATCTAATCCTCTTGCAGAGAAGGTATCAATTTTTGGTACTGGCGCTTCATTTAATGAAGGAACAGATAATGGATTTTCTATTTTTGCTACTGATGGTGAAAAGAAACAAACCATTATATGGCTTGAAGATAAAATTAAGCTATTGGAATCAGATCCATCTGTAACGGAAAGAGATTTTGAAAAAGTATGGACTATTAGGCAAAATATTGAAGATACGCCAGTTGTCACACAAAAAGATGCTGACAAAAAATACCAAGCTGAAAGAGATGCTGCTTTCAAAGAATTTGAAAAACAAAAAGCTGCCGAAAAAATTGCTGCTGATAAAGGTGGTGCCGAAAAAAATAATGCTGAATTAAAATCTTTGGGACAAAATGCTGCTAATGCGGCTAATACGGTAAATACATATTCACGCGTTGCTCGTGATGCAGATGACGCAAAAAACTATCTTGAAACTCAAAACGCTAATATTCAAAAAGCACAGGCGGAAGTAGACCGTTATATTAATAACAACAACAATCAAGGTTCATATGCATGGTATAGCGCAGTAGATGCATTAAACGAAGCAAAGAGAAGGCAAAATGACGCTCAAGCAGAATATAACGAAAGAAAAGCCCGTGCTGATAAACAAAAGCCGTTGTATGACAAAGCATTAGCGGATAAAGTAGCAGCGGATAAGCTTTTAGCTGACAAACAAAAGGCAATTGCAGATCAAACTAAAGCTGATGCTGCGGCAAAGATTCTTGCTGATAAAGCAGCCAAAGCTGCCAATGAAAAAATTCTTGCTGACAAATTAGCAGCAGATAAAGCTGCTGCTGTTAAAAATGCTGCTACAAAGGCGGCTGCTGAGACAGCAGCGGCAGAAAAAGCAAAGGCAGATAAAGTAGCTGCTGATAAAGCAGCAGCCGCTAAGGTGGCATCAGACAAGGTGGCAGCGGCTAAAGTTGCTGCTGATAAGAATGCGGCAGACAAGGCAGCAGAGGATAAGATTAAAAGTGACGCAGCCGTTAAGGTGGCTGCTGAAAAAGCGGCAGCCTCTAAAGCTAAGGCTGATCAAGTTGCTGCGGATAAAGCTGCTAGTCAAAAAGCTAAAGAGGGAGCTGCTGCTAAAGCTGTTGCGGATAAAGCAGAGCATGAAAGACTTAAAGTTGAAGCAGCTAAAGTTGCAGCAGCACAAAAATTAGCTGCTGAAAATGCTAAAAAAGAAGTTGATGCAAAAACGAAAACTGAGAAGGAAGCTGCTGCTAAAGTAAAAGCAGACCAAGTTGCCGCTGACAAAGAGGCTGCGGTTCAAGCTAATGCTGACAAGGTAGCCGCTGACAAAGCGGCAGCGGCCAAGGTTGCGGCTGATAAGGCAGCAGCAGCACAAGCTGTAGCTGATAAAAACGCGGCTGATAAAGCGGCTAAAGCGGCTGCTACAACCGATGCAAAAGCAAAAGCCGCAGCAGAAAAAGAAGCCAAAGCGGCTGCTGACAAAGCTTTATTGGCAAAAATTGCAACAGAAAAAGCTGCTGCTGCACAGGCTGCTGCTGACAAGGCTAGTGCTGACAAAGCAGCCGCTGCTCAAGTAAGGGCAGAAAAGGCTGTTGCGGATAAAGCAGTAGCGGATAAAGCTAAAGCAGACAAAGCAATTGCTGATCAGATTGCTGCTGAAAAAGCTGCGGCAGATAAGGTCATTGCTGACAAACTTAAAGCAGACCAAGCTGCTGCCGCTCAAATTGCTGCTGACAAGGTTGCTGCGGATAAAGCGGTTGCTGACAAACTTAAAGCAGACCAAGCTGCTGCCGCTCAAATTGCTGCTGACAAGGTTGCTGCTGAGAAAAAAGCAGCAGATAAGGCAACCTATGATAAAGGCGTTGCTGACAGGGCGGCGGCTGCTCAGGCAGCGAAAGAAAAAGCTGCTGCTGACAAAGCTGCTGCTGCTGAAAAAGCAGCAGCAGATAAAGCAGCCCTTGACAAAGCCGTGAGAGAGGGGAGATATTATATAGACCCAACCACAGGCAAACCAGTTATTGACGACACTCTCGATACCGTTGTCGTGAAGCCAGAACCAGACGATGAAGAAGAGGACAACACGCTTGACCCCGTGATTGTAAAGCCAAGACCTGATGACGAAGAAGAGATTGGAACTAAAAAGCCGACTACAACAGACCCAACGAAGCCTCCCGTAGTTAAACCACCCATCGTTAAACCACCCGTCGTACCACCCGTCGTTAAGCCTCCAATAACGCCTTCAACATATACGCCAAGATCTGGCGCACCTACGTCTCCATTGTCTTTTGTAGATACTCCGCTGGATACTTCACCGCAATTTTTGTCAAGCCAGTACTACAAGGAAAAACCTGTTTTAAAAGGTCTAGAACAACTTTATGGTGACTTAGTGCCGCCATTGGCAGGAGCCGCAGTTCAAAATATGGCACCTGATAAAAATGAAGAAAGAATTGAGTCTTCTGAAGAAGACATGAGTGAATATGAACAACAGATGGCTATGGCAAACCCAAACCCAGACCCAGATGAATTTTTGCAGCAAGCTTATGGAGTAAAGTTTATGAAAAAAGGTGGAAGCGAAAAAGATACTGAATTCAGTTTAGATCCTCCTGATCAGCCAGATATCAAGCATGGGTATTTAACAAGTAGCCAAACGCAACAGCCAGAATCTCGCATGGGTGCCTTGAGGCATCTGTATGCGGGTATTAGTAATAGAAATTCAACTGGCATTTTGATGGCCAAAGGTGGATTGCCTTCAAAGTATGCAAAAGTTGCTCCAAAAGGGCATAAACCTGAATTCATTACTGGGGTGACTGGATACTACGCAGGCGGTCGTGGTACGGGTCAATCAGACGACATTCCAGCGATGTTGCATGAGGGTGACTATGTTATTGACGCTGATGCAGTTGCGGCGCTTGGAGACGGTTCTAGCAAGGCTGGAAACGAAGCGTTGATGAAATTTATGAGCCAAGTGCCATTTAGAAAAGGTGTGCATGGAAACCCCGTACCTGCTAAAATAGCTGATGGAGAGGTTGTTCTCCCTGCGGCATTTGTGACGGCTTTGGGTAGGGGCGACAACAAAAGAGGCGCAAAGATTTTAGATGGTATGCGTGAAGAGCTTCGCGAGCACAAAAGATCTGCGCCCACGTCAAAGATTCCACCGAAAGCAAAATCCCCACTTAGTTATCTCAAAATGGGGTCGAAAGGGTAAATATGGCAAATCTTTTAGAAAGTTCAGCAACGGCGGCAACGACCGCACCAGATTACTACAATACATATTTAAGTAATATTGCGTCTAAGGGTGCAGATGCAGCACAAAATGCTCAATATGTTGGAGCACAGCCGCTTCAAGAAAAAGCATTTACAAATGTAGAGAATATTCCAAGTACTTACAAGCCTACATTAACATCGGCTGGCGATACTTTAACAAGTGCGGCTGGCTACACATCACCCCTAGATGCTGGCGCAACTTACCTTAGCAACGCAGCCTTGAGTCCAGCACAAAGGGCGCAGGAGTACATGAGCCCGTACCTCCAAAGCGTGGTAAATGCCATTGGTGATGTAGGTCAGCGTAATATTCAACAAAACCTTGCCCCTGCTGCTACAGCCGCAGCAGTAGGTTCTGGCCAGTTTGGTTCACAACGCGGTGCTCAAGTGCTTGGACAGACACTGTCAAATGCTGACCGAGACATTTTGAATCAACAGTATCAAGCACTAAATTCAGGCTACAACACGGCCTTACAAACTGCTCAACAACAAAATCAATTGCTAGGCCAATTGGGATCTACTGCGGGTCAACAAGCTTACCAAGGACAAGCTGGTTTGACCAATGTAGGTCAAGCACAGACAACGCTTGCAAAAGAACAACAAGGGCTCAGTCTTGCAGATATTAACGCTTTGGCTACCTTGGGTGGACAACAGCAAACTATTGCGCAAAACAAAGAATTGTTCCCACTACAAAACTTGCAAACATCATCAGGTTTCTTGCGTGGTTACAACGTGCCAACGAGCACCAAGACTACATCGAAGGCATCTCCACTTTCTACTCTTGGTGGAATTGTTACTGGTACTGCTGGATTCCTTACTCCTAAATATGATTCACAGGGCAGGCCAATTTCTGGCTCATCAAACTATGATCAGTTAGTAAATTCATTGAAATATGGTTACAACAGACTTGTTGGTACAAATATCGATGGATCGCCCATAACTAGAGATAATCCAGCGTCTGAATCAATTGAGGGATTGGCAATTACTAGAGATTCACGATCTTCAACAGGATTAATTGATTCAAATGGTGATCCAGTCAATTACGATGGAACACCTGCAAGTGGCTACAACGTGTTTAATGAAACTCCTACCAATCCTTCAAACAACAGCGGCTATACAGGCGGTAATTCCAGCGGCAACGACGACAATAACAATAGCGGCGGCGGCTATACAGGCGGCGTTGGCGATGCTACCAACGAAGGTAATAGTGATGATTACGTTGATAATACTAGTGATAACCCGACATAATTTATGACTATGTCCAAATCAAAGATCAAAGTTAAAGGAAAATAAATTATGGCTGATCCAAAAAGTGGTGTTGGTGCATTGGGAAGCTACCCCTCTTTTGATTTTTCTGTTCCAAAAGATCAGATGATTAATACTGCTGGTCTTCCATTGGAAGAACAAGAAGAAATTATCAAGGCAAGATACGAGGCTCTTAATTCTCTTGAACAGCGTTACGCTCAACCGAATTGGTATAAGGTGTCCGCTGGTTTTTTAAAGCCACAATTGGGTGGTTTTAGTGCATCTCTTGGTTCTGCATTTAATGCCTTGGGTGAGAATGTTGAGCAACAACGTGCTCTTGCACCTACGATTGCTGTTGAGCGAGCAAGATTAGGGCAAATGGGATCCATGATGAAAAAGAGCGAGCGCGCTTCAAACGTGGTTGCTGAATTGGTTGGTCTTGGCCCCGACGCTGGAAGACAACTTGGCGGTAGACTGAAAAATGCATCGTCTCTTATTACTCCAGAAAATGTAAAAAACATTCCTAGCGCAATTGCGCAATTGCAAGCAATTGGAGAAGTTGACAAGGCCGCAGCACTTAAATCTGCATTGGATGCATTTAATTCAGGAACTGCAACTCAAGCAACACTAGTATCGACAAACGCTGCAATAAATAAAAGTGAGCGTGAAGATCCAGCTTTGAATTTGCAAAAATTGCTAGATACTTCTGCGGGAAAACCACCAGAAGAAATTGAAAAAATACTAAAAGGTATTGATGCAGAAAGACCACCACAAACTGAGCCTAGCTTGTGGGCAACTATGTCTCGTGATGCAAAGATGCAAGCGCAAGTTAATTATCAACAGAAACAACAAGAAATTGGACTTAACGAAGAACAAATAGCAAATAAGCAAGCCGCTTCAGCAGATGTTCGCATTCCTTTGTTGACTAACATTCGTCTCCTTGCCCTTGGTGTTGATATTCCTGAAATAACAAATTCCAGAGGCGAAAAAGTTAATGGCCAACAACAGATGGCTGGGTTACTTAATTATTTTGGTGGAAACAATCCATCAGAGGTTATTGCTCGTGCTGCGGCAGATGGAAAATTTGGTGAACTTTTAGCTGATCTAGA